CCTGACGATCTTTACCATCGCCAAGTTGTTTAGCCATAATAAATGCTTCGTTGTACCGATCTGTGTAATTCTTAATCACATCTGCATCAGACTTCATAAAAGCCGCAGCCTCAAGCAGAGACCCGTAAAACAACAGAGAGTCAAGGTTATCCCCAAGCCAAGATGTCCCAGCCGTAGTGATTGACTGCGGGTAATAGAAATAATGTAACTCCATGCTGTAAGAGTCGTCTGGAGTCGGTCCAAGGATGAACGTGTTCTCGTCAAATATGGCGTAATGGGTTGGCGCACCACTTACCGCTGGGAACGGAAACGCCTCACGGATGTAGTTCACATCCTTATTTAGCAAATACTCATAACTACCGTCAGCGTTAATCCTTGCAAGAGAAAACGTAGCCAGCCAATCCACTGGGGTAGCCAAGTACTTATTATTTACAGTGGAACTTCCTGTTACGTTTTTCCGCAGGGCTGGGAACTGGATAGAGTTATAAATCCGCTGTTCAGCCTGCTGCACAAACCGTGCCACCTGTTCAGCGGACGTAAGACCACCCGCTCCCACAGCCTGTGGGAAGTCATTTTCAGCGTAAGCCTTAATCGAGGCGGTGAGTTGCGTGTAGTTCATTAGCCCATCTTTGTGCTGTTGCTGTTACCCCGGGTGGTGTTTTTAGTACCACGAGTCCGCATTGTCTGGGTGTTGGGGATCGCATTTGGATACCCATTCTGACCCATTGTATCGGTATAAGGCTTAGGCTGCGTGTATTTGCCAATAGGATCGGCAGTTTCAGCAGGGAAAAAATCGCACTTATCGTTGGCTTGGCTCATATTAGATCCCCGTTTTTCTGACCATTGACATTGGCTTTTTCTGGTTGGCGACTTTTGCCATCCCACGGCCTAGTTGTTTCATCTGAAGGTTGGTTTTACCACCCCGAGCCAACTTCTTGACATTGGAATCAGGATGAGCCTTGGCGCCCTTCTTAGCCATATGTTTCTTTAATACTTCTTTAAGATCCATTTTAAACTCCTTAAGTGGTTGCTACTGTTACGGTTCCAAGTGAGATACTCAAAACCAGATTATTTGGGGTAAGACTCGAATCATTTGCCCTTGATCCACCAACAGGATTCCATCCCCATTGAATGATTCTACTTCCTCCAGAGGGATCACCGCTACCCAATTGTCCCGTTGTCCCTGTATCTATCTGTAGCCCCGTATAACCCGCTTGTAAGTACGTCGTGTCTGGGCGTGGGTTTTGCAGGGCCTGTGGGTCGTAAACCGGGTACATCCCCAACTGTAACTGAGGTTGGTCTGGCTCCCAACAGGTAGGGCAAACTAGCAGATTGATGTTTTTGGTCTTGATTACTAATTTTTTAAGTTCCTTTAACTGATACCGAAACCCGCATCTATCACATTGGGATATTGCCCACTTACCAGAAGCAAACTTTGGCCCAGCCATATGGCATCCTAATAAAAGTACTGCCGTGGAGCCAGCCGCAAGGAAGCCTTTTCCCGGTCTTCACTTGAACCCAGCAACCACTGTTCTTCGTAGGACGCCTTCAGCATCTCGATCCTATTCATGGCATCAGGTATCTTTAAAGACAGGTAATAAGCCAATCCAGCCGCCATACAAGGGATCATACGGAAAGGAACGTCCTCGGTGTTAACACCGTTCCCAGCGTCTTGGATACGGCGCAAACGCCAGTAAACAAAGGAATAGAAGTTAGACTGGTCTGGGGCAGGCCACACACAGATATTGGGCAGGTTTCGCACCGTCACAATAGCCCCGGCAGTATGTCCAGTAGCCGTGCTGTTATCTACGCCACGAACACAGTTTTGTAGGGTATTCCCTGATATTTCGTTATATCCAATAGTCTCGTTGCCAAGTTTGATGAACCCGACGTAGTTCAAACCTTCTACAGAACTAAGCGTAATAGTGTTAGAAGTTGAGGTAATCGTGGTCGCTAGGGTCTTGGTTGTGATGTTCTCATAACCACTTTGGCGGTCAATCCAAACCTGAATCGGCCTGCCTTGGGCGTTCTTATTGGGGATTGTGGCGTAAGTAGAAGACGAGATCCGGTTGATATTGATGTCGGTCTGCGGAATACCTGTCTGAGTACGCACCACCATATCCATCAGATCAATGGTATCTACGGGTAGGGAATAACAAATCTGCCCCTGATTCAGAGGAATAGACCCCTGCTCAATAGTCCACAGGTTGATACCCCGGTTAGCCCACTCAATCGTCAAAAGGTTCAGGCTACGGCGGGCTGTACGCATATCGTAGCCCGTGCGCAACTCTTGACCACAACGCTCAAACGCCTCTTCTACGAGGTTATTGAGGTCTAGGTTAAAGGCTGTGGTACCGGTTGTGCTCATTTCACTTTCCTATGCGGAGCAACTTTTTTAGCCACTCCTTTAGGTTGGGCAACAAACTGCTTTCCGGCTGCTTTACCGGCTCTTTTGGCTTTCGTGGTCGCGGCGTACTCTTGCGAGGAGAGCGCTTTGATGGCGCTGGCTGGGAGGTATCTTTCCCCTGTAGCCTGCGATCCTTGCGTAGAAGGTTTGCCACTCTTAGTTCTCCACTTTTGTTGAGTCCATGCCTTCAGACTTTTTTGAGGCGCTTTCATTTGTACCCCCAAAATTACTTTTTTGAAGTTGCTCTTCTAATACCTGCACACAATTGCGAAGTCTGGTTATTTCTGCGTCCCGCTGGTCTAACTTGTGCATTAATCCGGCGTTCATCTCAGCCCAAACAGCGATACCATTCATGCGCTCTTTATGATCTTTTAACATAAGATCAAATAAACGCTCAGAGATTTCAATTTGTTTTTGAACAAACTCAATCACGGTAGCCCCCACCAGCCTTCTTATACTGCATAGCCAACATCTGAGCCTTACGGGCGCTCCACTGACCCGGAGCACCGCCCTTGCCGCCAGCCTTGATACTTTCAAACAGACGCTTACGCATACCGGGTTGGGTGTAATTACCAGCCTCGTTCACACGAGACTCGCCACCCTCTTTGTAAGATGCGGTCTTCGCAGCCTGAGCAAAGTCACTCTTTTTAGGAGCACCTTTAGCACCCACACTGCGCATCTTTTCGCCTGACCCCGCCGCAATACGTCTTTTCTTTGCAGCGATATTGGCGTACAAACCGCCTCCTGCATACATCTTGACCTCATTCGGATCATCCTTGCGGGTGATCGTCTTAGCGTTTGGCATCTTAGAGGGGTTAATTATCCCCATACCCCGGCTTGGTCGCATTTAGCAGGCCATCCCGCCGCTTTTCATACCGACTTTTTTACCTTTGGTCTTGCCTTTTTTAGCAACGCCATCAGCGGTCTTGTGACCAGCAGCCAAACCGCCAGCCATTTTTTTAACCCCACCAGACTTCATACCAAGCGAACCCATCTGCTTTGCGGTTGGCATTTTTTTAGTGATGCCGCCTGCTTCCATCTTTTTCATATCTTTTCCTTTCGTAAATTCACGACCTACGGACGTTGGTACGCCCACCTTTTTTGCAAACTTTGGGTTATTAGCCACCGCTTGCATAAATTTTTCCTGCTTTTTAGATACGGCTGGCATTAGATTATTTTCCCACGGGTTTTACCCTTGGTTGCAATACCGTCAGCACGCTTGGAGGCTGAAGATACTTTACCGCCTTTTTTCATACCCATCTTCTTTTTCTTCTCTTCTTCAATATCCGATGCGGTTAGTCTTTTATACATATCCCCAACTTCAGAAGAAGCGCTTTTAGCATTTGGTACTGCTTCCGCAACTTTTGCAATACTTTTCAAAAAATTACCAGACGACAAATTTCCAGAGGGAGCAGGAGTAGTGGCAGGATCGGTGGGTTTAATTGCCCCTGATGCTATTGCTGCGTCAACAAACTTTTTAACACTTATCATTTCACACAATCCTTCCGCGAGTTTTACCCTTTTGGGCGCAACCATCGGCACGCTTAGAAGCGGAGGATACTTTGCCGCCTTTTTTCATATACCCCATTTTGTTCCGTACTTCGGTAGGTAGTTTAGAAAGGCCCGGGTTTTGTTCTGCATCAACGGGTTTTAGATTATTCATTACACTATCCTCCCACGAGTTTTTCCTTTAGTCGCAATACCATCGGCTCGTTTAGAGGCCGAACCAACCGTACCACCAGCCCGTTTTTTCTCGGGCGTAGATTTTTTAGCTACTTCTGCTCTGGTTTTACCCTTATATTTGTCTTCCTGAGTAAAACCAACGGCATCGCCTAACCTGCTGATACCAACAGCGGCTTTCTTTAACATGCCATCCGGCATATTTTCTTCTATGTAAGTAGTACGACCTTCGACTCTTTTATCGTCAGCCATCACTTACCCCTTTTGCATAAGCGCATCAATTTTTGCTTCAAGTTTGTTAAAGCGCTGGTCAATGTGCTCAACAAACTTGTCCATTTCTGCTTGAGTGACGTTATCACGGGCCACCTCTTCTCTAGTTTTGTTAATCAAAAGGTTAAGACGCTGTAGTTCAGATATCTTCTCATGGCCTATATAGGCCAAAACACCTATCAGAGCCGTTAGCAACGTGTTCCAAAGCATCATTTCCATATCAGCACTTCCACGCCCGTAGGCTCTTGTTGATACGGCTGTCTGGATCGTTAGCGGTTTTAGCGCTGGTTAACTTCTTTTTCATACCTGTCATCCTTGCACAGAACGACTTCTTGCGGGGGCCACCTTTGGGTTGCGGAGCCTTCAAGCCGGGCTTATCGGGGTTAGCAGCGTTGTACGATGCCCGCCCCTTCGCATTTAGCCCACCTTTTGGGTTCTTTCCCTCTTTGCGTTGCCACGCAGGAGTCTTAGCCATTTGCAATCTTCTCGTCTTTAACGAGCCGTGGGTAGAAGGCTTCGTTTCCAAAGTCACCCTCGTACTCTTGTACGCCCATATGGCCTAGTTTGATTGTTGGGTCTACCCAAACCTGATAACCAGCATCACGGGCACGGTCACAGAACAGATAATCTTCACCTACGTAGGAATTGTCCTTAACTGCAAAGTCAAAGATTGCCGATAGAGTGCGCTGGGTCTTGTCATCCCAGTAACTCCACTGAGGATTGTCTTTAACTAGATTCTCAATCACTTCACGCTTGATCATCATAAAGGCAGTAGCCACCCGTTTGGCTCGTACCAGACCCATACCGTTCATCATGACCCCAGAATCGTCTTCGTCTAGCGTAACAATGTAGGTCTTCTCAACCTTACGGGCGCACGGGATATCT